AAAAGAATCTTGTTTGCCGACATTGATAAGGTAACGGCAGACATTACCCCCGAAATCGCAAAGACTTTGATTCAAGCCGCTATTAAGGCGAAAGATGAGGTTTTGAACGTGCATGGGGAAACTTGGCAGATTGAAGAAACGGAAGCATCTGTCACTGGACATAAAAATCAGTTAACAGGAAAAAATTACCGTTACGATGATGTGCCGGGAGAAGTCTCCCCTTCTTTCTCTATCGGACAGTATGACTGGAAGACAAAGAAAGCGTTCATGGGTGGCGATGTTATTCAGGCAACATCTGAAGATGTCGGATGGAAGCGTGCCTTGGACAAAGTTATCGTCAACAAAGCATTGTTTTGTCTGACTGATGATGATGTATGGTTTATTTTCCCGAAATGCCGTATCATTTCCCGTGAAGCTAATACGGACAAAGCAATTGCCATTGCAGTACGCGGAATGGTTCAGGAACCGGGAATCGAAGGAGTTTCTTCTGAATACAATTACGAAGAAGAAGCTATCAAAGCCTTGATACCAGTGGCGTAACATTTTAAGGTAAAACGATTGTAAACAGCAAGGGTGAGGTGGTGGTATTCGCTTCACCCTTGTTTCAATTTAGAATAATGAATCAAGCAGCAAAAATAGTTTCTGATGCCCTTTTAGGGCTGGATTTTAAGAATGTCGAAATAGGTGGAGTTGTTTATACAATCAAGCCGCCCACAATCAAAG